GAACAGCTCTTTCGGAATGATGGCTTCGTGGTCGTCCTCGACGTAGTACTGAGGAACGATGCCATTGTTCTTGATGCGCTTCTTCGTCAGGAAGTCCGTGGTGTAGGTCTTTTGAAGCAGGGCGTCGCCCATGTACTTCTCGTTGCGGAGAATCTTGTTGATGGTGCTGGTGTGCCATTTTTCCTTGCCCGCGCCGGTGAGGATTCCGTCTGCCATAAGCCCGGCGGCTATTTTGTCCATGCTGGAGCCTTCGAGGTACTCCCGGTAGATGCGTTTTACGATTTCTGCCTGCTCTGGGTCTATGATCAGGTGCCCGTCCTCATCCTTGGTGTAGCCGAGAAAGCGATTGTGATTGATGTGCACTTTTCCCTGCTGGAAACGGTACTGAAGTCCCAGCTTGATGTTCTCGCTCATGGACTGGCTTTCCTGCTGGGCAAGGCTCGCCATGATCGTAAGGAGAACCTCTCCCTTAGCGTCCAGCGTGTTTATGGACTCCTTTTCAAAATAGACCGGGATGTTCTTGTCCTTGAGCTGCCGGATGTATTGGAGGCAGTCGAGGGTGTTTCGGGCAAATCGGCTGATGGACTTGGTGATGATCATGTCGATGTTCCCGGCCATGCACTCGTCGATCATGCGGTTGAACTCGTCACGCTTTTTGGTGTTGGTGCCGGAGATGCCGTCGTCCGCGAATATGCCCGCAAGCTCCCAGTCCGGATTTTTCTGGATGTACTCCGTGTAGTGGGTGACCTGCGCCTCGTAGCTGGTTTCTTGTTCTTCGGAATCCGTGCTGACGCGGCAATAGGCTGCCACACGGAGCTTTTTCTGTTCAGATTTTTTTACTGTGTTCCCGACCTGACGTTTTGCCGGGATGACCATAACACTTCCCATTAGATCGCCTCGCTTTCAATGAGGCTGTAGAGGTATTCTGCCTGCAGCCTCGGATCTTCGTATTGTTCTTCCGCTTCGGCCATGTGGAAGTAGGTCGGAGCTTTCATTGTCTTTTGTTCTTTTACACGGTTTAGCCTGCCGAGCCTACCGGCGCGTTCAAGACGAATCGTTTCTGCCTTATTGAAGGTTTCCTGATCGATGATGGCAGGGTAAAACTCGTCGCCGAGGTAGTGCCTGTTTTGCATCAGGCGCTTTGCCGAGCTGTGGTAGGTCTCGATGCCTGCTTCAATGGCGGCTTTTGACTGTGCCATCCCGGCGAGGTAATTGGCGTAGAGCTTTCTGATCTTACCTGCGGCTTCTTCGTCAATCACAGCGCAGCCGTTTTCAATTCTGTATCCGTAAGGGGTATGTCCCATGTCGTCACATCCTTTCCTTCAGTGTCAGGCCGCATTTGAGATCGAAGCGGATATCGCTTCTGGAATGAACGATGATATGCTTTACAAACCTCTCGAATAAGTCCTCGTCGAACTCCTGCAGCATGGCGCTCTTTTCACAAAAGTGGATAAGCGCTGTGGTTTCGGTGACCTTCGTCACATCACCGGAGACTTCATTCTTCAGGGCTTCAATCTCATCCCGGAAGCTGTCCGCCTGTGAAAGCAGCTGGTTTGTTTCCTGATTGTAGAGCACCGGATCGATGATGCCCTGCGTCAGGAGCTTTGTCAGAGTCTCGCGCTTTTCGGTATTCTGTGCCAGCAGGGTCTGTATCTGCTGAATGCGATGCAGGGAATCATCTGCTGAGGTTTTCTTTATGGCCTCCAGATATGGCTTCAGGATTTGTCGATGGGAGAAGATGAGCTTGTTCACCATCGTGGTAAAAGCCTGCTTTAAAGCCTCGTCCTTTACAAAAAGCATGTGGCACTTGTGCTTGTCCTCGATGTGGGTGTTGCAGCACCATGCGGAATATTTGTAACCGGTGCAGCTGTGAATCCGGCGCTTGAAGGTGTCGCCGCACTCGCCGCAGATGATCCTGCCGGAGAAGGCGTAGCGGTTTTGGTATTTATCAGAGCCTTTTGCTATACCTTTTTCGTTTGCCCGCTGGCTGATAAGAGCGTGTACTGTTTCAAAGTCCTCTCGGCTGATGATCGGCTCGTGATGATCCTTGACCATGTACTGCGCCTGCTCGCCGTGGTTGGTGTGCCGGACGAACTGTGAATCCGAGTAGGTCTTTTGGAAAAGGCAGTCGCCGACGTACTTCTCGTTTGAAAGCATCCCGCGAATGGTAGTGGCAGTCCAGCGTCCGCCACGCTTGGAAGGAACGCTGCGCCGGTTCAGGTCATCCGCGATGGCGTGGGTGCCTTTGCCGGAGAGCAGGTCTGCGAAGATTTCTTTTACTACAGCTGCTTGCTCCGGATTGATGACCATCTGCTCACCGTCCCAGTCATAACCGTAGGGCGGGTAGCTGCACTTGAAGGTTCCGTTTTCAAAACGCTTCTGGATTGACCATTTGCTGTTTTCCGAAATGGAAACCGACTCGCCTTCGGCCATGCTGGAGAGGATTGCCAGAAAAAGCTCGCTCTCCATTGAGCCGGTGTTGATGTTTTCCTTCTCAAAATAAATCGGGATGTTCTGGGCGAGCAGCTCTCTCACCAGCGACAGGCAGTCAGTTGTGTTCCTGCTGAAGCGGCTGATGGACTTCGTGACAATGAAATCGATCTTCCCGGCCTTGCAGTCGTCGATGAGCCGTAAAAGCTCCGGGCGCTTATCCTTCTTGGTGCCGGTGATGCCCTCGTCGTAGTAGAGGCCTGCAAACTCCCAGTCATCACGGGCTGTGATGTAATTTTCGTAGTGGGTTTTCTGTGCCTCAAGACTTTCAAGCTGTGCATCGGAATCCGTAGAGACGCGGCAATAGGCGGCTACCCTGACCTTTTTGAGCTTGACCTTCGAGTTCGCTGTTTCCGCGATTTTCGTTACTTTTTTCAAGGGAAGTCCCTCCTTTCCGTACGTCTATACATCACTCTAAAGCGACTACATATCAAGGTATTTCTGGCATTATTTCCGCGAACAAGGGAGAGAAAGTTTCTCGATTGATGGCGGTTAATTTGTTGAATTCAGCCACAGAGATCAGGCCGTCATCGAGCATCTTTTTTGCGATGCCCTGTGCCCGGCGATAGTCAAGATCGCCCTGAATCCGCTCTTGTGTAAAATATCCAGATTGAACATTCATGTTTTCGTTTGGCATAACTTATCCACCTCCAGTTTCCACTGGAGATTCGGAGCCGATTTGAGCGGAGGAAAATAAAAAAAGCCTGCGGGCATTCCGAAGAACACTCGCAGGCATGCGGATTGGGTATTCAGTTATTTCACTCTGATCTTCCAGCCGGTCAGAATGAGGTTGACGTTCTTGATGAGCGTCGGGTTGAGCTTCTGGATTGCGGAAACCGTAGTGCCGTACTTACTTGCAATCCCGGAGAGGGTATCACCGCTTTTTACGGTGTAGTAGACCGGAGCGGATTCCTGATTTTTGACCAGAGTGTTGACCTTGGCCTGCACGGCGGAGTAGTCATATCCGGCAGCGGTGAGGCGCTCCTTGCGGTCGGCTCCGTTTCCCCACTTGCCGTCCAGCACCTCCTGCGCCAGCTCGTCCACGGTCTTTGTGGGTGTCGCCGGAGCGGGAGTGGCATGCGTGCTATCATCAAACGTTGCCTTCGCATATCCGTTAAAGCTACCATTTTTTATTTTCTCAGGATAATCTACATAGGCGTAGTCCATATCCACGTTGCCGCTGATACCATCCACAGAGCCCTTGGAAGAATACTGCCAGATGCCGTAGTCGCCCTTATAGGTACATTTGCTGGAATACTGCGCTACCCAGTGGGCGTAGGGTGTGAGCTTGGAGTCATCCATGCGCTCTTTAAAGCCGGAAACAGCGGAGCCGTAAATACCGACGAAGTATCCGGCATCCTCCATAGTCTCACAGAAAGCAATCGTAGCCTCCGTGATACCGGCCTTGGCAGAAGCAGGTTGTGCTTCATTATCCATATAGACCGGATATTCCAGCTGCTTGCCTTTAAGGATTTGCAGGAAGCGTTCAGCGTCCGCTTTTCCGGCGGCAGCGGTCACGCAGTCCTTTCCGACAAAGTAATATGCGCCAATGGGAATACCGGCAGCCTTTGCACCTTTGTAGTTTGCTTCCCATTTGCTGTCCGTATAAAAACCGGCATCGGAGCCGCCAGCCTTGATGATGGCAAACTCGATACCGGCTTTTTTGACTTTATTCCAGTCAATGGTTCCCTGCCAATGACTGACGTCGATTCCTTTTTTCGTCATGCTATTTTTCCTCCTCATCGTGACGGTCGTGGAGCTGCTCCAAGACCTCCTTCAATTTCTCCGGTACCGGCAGGCCGAGATGTGCTGCGTTCTCTGTCAGGGACAGGCCTTCATTGGACAGGTAGAAAAAGATGATGGCCGTGCGAAGCACTCCCGGATGACCGAGCACCTGAACATCAATGACGTTTCCAATGCCCACCAGCAGGAAGATCAGCACCTTGCGGCAGATTCCCTTAAAACCGACCTCGCTTGAGAGCTTTTTGTCGGCGATGGCACACATGATGCCGGTCAGGTAGTCGCAGGTCACAAAGATCACAAGCGCGATCAAAAGCCCGTCGCAGCCGCCGAGGAAATAGCCAAGCCACCCTCCGACAGCGGCAAATACCAGTTGGATCGTGTTCCAGAATTCTTTCATGAGAAAATCCCTCCTTTATGCAAAATAAAAGCCGCCTGCATCATGCAGACAGCCTCATGAACTGTATCCGTGTATGAAGTTATATCTGTTTTGGCAGCGCCTCCCAGAGCCGCATATCCTCCTGTCCCAGCGACCACATGGCAAAGCCTCTCACTCCCCAGCGGTAGGCCGCCTCATTTGCCCAGTAAACGAGCGAATCCACGTCCTGATAGTAGAGGATGGAAAAGCCGTCAGCGTCTCCGAGAAAGAGCCTTGCTATCCAGATATCGATATCCTTTGGCGTGATGGTCACCGTATAATCGTTTCCGCAGGTCAGGGCAAGCTCGTGGGAGTGGTAGAACTCATAGTCCAGCGAAATGCTTTCGCTGCGTGTCGCGTCCTCCTCAATATCCGAGGTCAGCGTAAACACCTGAAATTCCGTGTCCCACGTAGCATTCGACCGGCTGATCCTGCCGTACTGTGTAACGGTTCCGTCCGGGAAGGTAACATCAAAACGCTCGTAGGGCTCGTAAGTCCATGCATCGCCAAGGCGTAAAAGCTCGCAGACCGTCCGGTTATCTGACCGGTATCCCGCATAGCCTCCGGAAAAGCCGCTGACCGTAGCTGTGAAGCGCAGCGTATAGGACGAGCCGGAATAGACGCGCACCTTGTTTCCACGGATACGCATCTCGACCGTGTACATGGATGGATTAGTACGAAGGTCGGCATTTGCTGTTCTCTCGATGGTCTGGCTGTAGCTGCCAAGGAGCGTGCTGCCGTTATAAAGCTCTACAGCCTGTGAATCGTAATTCAGGCAGCAGAACAGATCACCACAGAATACTCCGGCCTTGCCGCTTCCTGCCCACGGGAAGGCCAGCCTTGCCCGCAGGTGAATATCGGAAAAACCATCGTATCGCCATGCGAGCTTTCCGGAGCCGTCAAGCTGGGAGTAAACGCGGCTTTCGGAATATTCAT